AATCCCTTGATAAGATTGGAGAACCTGAATGAGTATGATGAAGTTTGATGATTCTAAGATAAAAGAAATACGGAAAAGAAAAGAACAAGGACTTCCACCACTTCCATCTGGCGATGTTGTTGAACAATCAAAAAATGCAAAGGGGGGTAGTGAGTTAGTTTATCAAAGAGTCAAGGAGAGAGTGCCTGAAGACCTTTGGGACTACTTTCAGGTCATACTTTCAAGAGTTCGTGAATATGAAGACAAACCAAAAATTCTTTGGTTTCAAGATACTTCCCAAGACCCCGAAGTTCAATTTTTAAAAGATAAATCTTATCATGAAAAGTTTGAGCGTTTTGTTTTTCCTTCTGATTGGTCGCTTGAGAAATATCATCTTGATTTAGGAATTGAGTATGAAAAAAGTGTTGTACTAAAGAACGCAATTGAACCTATTCCTTTACATACCAAACCCAAAAACGGCCCGATACGACTTGCATATATTTCTACACCTCATCGTGGATTAGATGTTCTAATTGGTGCATTTAAAGCCATGAAATTGGAAAATGTGGAATTGGATGTATATTCAAGTTTTAAGTTATATGGTTGGGAATCACAAGACAAAGATTGGGAACCACTTTACAATGCATGTAAAGAAACTCCCAATGTAAATTATCATGGAACAGTTTCTAATGAAGAAATTCGTACTGCACTTCAACAAACACACATACTCGCATATCCGAATATATACCCAGAAACAGGGTGTATTTCTGTGATAGAAGCAATGAGTGCAGGGTGTGTTGTTGTGTGTCCGAATCTTGCAGTCCTTCCAGAAACATGTGCGAATTTTGCATGGATGTATGGTTTTGTTCAAGACAAAACTGAACACGCAAGAAAGTTTGCATATGTCTTGAAGGATGCAATTGATAACTTTTGGGAGGCGCCAGTTCAAGGTGGACTTGCATTCCAGAAGCAATATTTTGATATGCACTATGACATTGAAACTACTGCAAAACAGTGGGAGATGATGTTATCAACGATAAAATCCAATTTGGAGAAAAAATCATAATGGCAAGAAAAAAAGTGAAAGTTGAACGAAAACCAATGAAGGTTAAACGTACTCGTAAAATTACGGAAGAACAAAGAGAAGCTCTCCGTCAACGTATGATTGAAATGCGTAAGAAGAGGAAACCTGCCGAGTATAAAAATGTCAATAAAACAGTCCTTGCGCTTCCAGACGATGATACCTATTCAGTTAAGAATGTGAAGGAATGGATTAAAGAAACAAAAGAACAGATTTCTCAGTTGAAAAAACAAGCACGAAGTATGCAATCTCTTCCACAAGAAAAACAAAAAGCGTCTAATGTCATAGACCACAAGAAAGCATACATTCGGTATTGTGAATATTATTTGAAAACAGGTGATTGGATTGGGATGTTTTCTGGAAAACACGAAGAACACAAAGTGATTCCAAAGTGCATTGTGATGGCTTATTATCCTGACGGGACTCCTAAGAGGTCTGTGGGGGTGTTCTATCCAGATATTAATATGGTATGGTCAAAAGGAATGGATGAATCAGAATTTATTTCTCATGAAAATAGGGAATATATAAAGACTGAAACTATTGCATTGACTGATAAACAATTTACAGGAGATATGTAATGCCAGAAGTTAATTTTGCTGAAACTCTTGAATTAGTTGCTAAGGCTAAAACAAGAGAAGAAAAACGACAAATTCTTAAAGATAGAGAAAATTTTGCAACCCGTGCATTATTGCAATTAAATTATCATCCAGCAGTTAAATGGAAAATTCCCAAGGGAGCTCCTCCATATATTCCTAATCAAAATACAGCGGATGCATCTCTTCATTTTGAAGTTAAAAAACTAGATTATTATACTGATCCTAGTCCACATGACCTTCCAATGTTACGAAGAGAATCTATGTTTGTTCAATTATTAGAACGACTTGACCCAGAAGATGCAAAAATTCTCATTGCGGTTAAAGACCAAAAATTGTCTTATAAGGGGTTATCTTATAAGTTGGTTAAAGATACATGGCCAGACATTCTTCCAGATATTGAAGAAAATAAAGAGGAAACAACGATAGTAGAAGAATAAAAATGTATAAATACATTTACACCTTGGTATTATGAATAAACACAAACATGTGTTTTGAATGATTAACCAAACAAAGGTACGAGTATGGTAAGAGTAGTAAGTTTTCTACTTACTTTTTTGTCTATATTGCTCATCACTACACCAACAAACAGTAACGTTTCCAAAATAAAAGAACCACATTATTGGAAACCACTAGTTTTCAATAATACAAAATATTCTCCAAATGATTTAGATTGTTTAGCGAAGAATATTTATTTTGAAGCGGGTGTAGAGAGTACGGCAGGAAAATTAGCAGTAGCAAATGTTACAATAAATCGGATTCTTTCTAATGATTATCCGAATACAGTATGTAAAGTTGTCAAAGAAGGCAAACACTATTTCAGTGCAAGAACAGATACGTGGGAGCCTTTTAGGGACATGTGCCAATTTTCATGGTACTGTGATGGTCGGGGAGATGACCCCAATCCAGGCAGAACATGGAACTCGGCAAAAGACCTTGCGAAAATTGTATTAGAAAAACATCATCAAGATATACTGATTGATATTACTGATGGTGCAACACATTATCATGCAAATTGGATGGAAGTATTCCCAAGATGGAGCGAAAGAAGAAAAGTGTTAGTATCAATAGACCGTCATATTTTTTATGGTTCTATAAAGAGATTCTAAAAAAACTTGACATTTGTGATACAATAAGTTATAATATACCTGTAACTTAAAAAAGGAGCAAAAATGAAATACTTAATATCTACATTATGGTTTGTCCTAATTTTAAGTTCTACATCTTTAGCTGGAGTTAAATATCTGACAGAAGAAGTCTGTCTGCACCCAGCCGGATGTAGGATTATAATGAAAACTGGTGAATGTCCAGATTGTGTAATTAGACAACGAGAAGTTGTTCATACACACGAAGAGGTGATTGTAATAAAAAAAGAGCCGGTTGTTAAAGTGACACCGAAGAAAAAATCCACTGGAAACAAAAAGTGGAAATGTATTATTGGGCCCTGTGATTGGATTGACAAAGATGGGAATTTAAAATCATGAACATACATATAGGTAGGAGAGATAATGCCATATTATGATTACCATTGTACATCTTGTGAACATGAGTTTGAATTGTGCATGAAGATTAGCGAAAGAAACGAACCCACCGAAGAACCCTGTCCTAAATGTTCTGAAGGTGAGGTTAAACTTAAACTTGCCACACCAGTAGTTGGTGATCCTTGGCGTTTTGCAGGAAAAAAGCCGGATGAAGGATTTAGAGATCGCCTAAGAGAAATGAAAAAACATCATAGGGGAAATACAATTGATGTGCGATAATTTCATAAAAAAGGTGACCGTATCTTTTTTCTAAACATACACAATTTTTGAATAATAACGGAGGGTGCCTAATAAGCCCCTCCGTTTTTTATAATGAAACAATTTAATTATGACCTTCTAGAAAATAAAAGAGATCTTCTAGAACAAGACAATTCTGGTGAAGAGAGAGTATATCATGCACCAAAAGGAACCTATCCTTCTGTTACAAGTGTTCTATATCATATAATCAATAAATCTAATATTGAAGCGTGGAGAGCGAGAGTAGGGAAAGAAAAGGCTGATAAAATTACTCATAAGGCTGCAAAACGTGGCACTAGTGTCCATCATATAATTGAAAAATATATGCGAGGTGATGAGAATTATCTTGAGGGTGCAATGTCAGACCATAAAGAATTGGTGTTTGCAGGACTTTCTCAAATAGATGAAAGGATAGATAATATCCGTGGAATTGAATTGGGGATGTGGTCTGATGATTTAAAAATTGCAGGAACTACTGATTTGGTTGCAGATTATGAAGGTGAACTTGCAGTCATTGATTGGAAAACTGCAACTTATATTAAAAAAGAAGAATGGTTATTGTCGTATATTTTACAGGGAACAGCATATAGTCGGATGTTATACGAGTTATATGGGTTGATTCCTAAAAAAATAGTAATATGTTCTTTTGTTCGTTTTGATTCTAAAAAATATAATTCAATGATGGATGAAGATATTTACATTGATTGGAGAGTTTTTAATCCACTTGATTATATTCGCCGATTAAAATCGGTTTGTGATGCATATCATTTTGGACAGAAGGAATAACATAAATATTTATGGTATTGATGATAGAGGTGAAATAAGCTAGACAGGACGGCGGTTCGATTCCGCCCGCCTCCACCAATTATACAGGGGGTAGATGAATGATACAAGTAGATTAGTATTGTGGACATTACTCATTGTTGCAGTAGTTATTTTATTAGAATTATTGGAAATGCTTACTGTGTAATTGATGGGGGCGAAAAAGGGTGTTCGACTGTTAGAAATAAAGACCGAAGGAGATACCCAGTTGAGCCACGACTGAAATAGTGCAACTAAAATAATCGCAAACAATGCTGATTATACACCTGCATCTTCTTATGCACTTGCTGCATAATTAGATAGCCGAGTTAGAGGGTTGTCCTCCGGCGGATCACTTGGGAACAGAAGAATTCCGCCACAAACACACACAACACACATAGAGAAAGGACAATATGTCTAATCCATTTGAACTACGATTCAAACTCTTAGAGATGGCACAAGGTTATCTCCAAGACCAAGCTCAACGCAACCAAGATTATGTGACAAGTGCATGGGATCTTGCACAAGAACAAGGTGAAGCAAACATGAAGTTATGGAGTGAACTTCAGCCTGATACTTATTCCATTGAGGATATTAAGAAGAAGGCATCTGAGTTGTATGAATTCGTAGAGAAGAAGTAAATTAATTAAGTTTGGGGAGTCTCAACAACTCCCCAAATTTAACGGAAAGTAAAATGGCAATAGGAAGTAAAAAAGACCGTTTAAAAGATGATAAAATTAATACCGAAGAGGAATTAGTTTATGAATCGGAAGAAAAATTATGGGAGACAAATCCAATGGAAGCGTTGAGATATGAAAAAATAGAAACAAGAAAAAAGTTGAACTGGTGGGCTAGGTTTTCTTTAAGTTTAATTATAGTAACTACTTTTTTGTTTTTGGTATGGTTATTGTTTTATGCAGCTTTACCACAAGATAGTCGTGATTTAGTGAATATTATGGTGGGAGCCTATGTAGCTGTTCTTGCAAAAGCAACCGATTATTGGTTCAAGGATAAAGATGATCCAGAACAAAAAGAGTCGGAAAATATGACAAATGGTAATAATGATACGATTTGATTGTGACTTGACAAATGTATTATAATGTGGTATAATTAAGAATAAGAATGGAAGAATTACTTAACATGTATACATCTGAGCAGTATAATATTGAAATTGAAGATATTGTCGAAAGAACCAGTATGAGTTATCTTGATGCAATGCTTTATCACGCTGATGAAAATGGTCTTGAATCGGAAACGGTTGCAGGGCTAATTAATGTTAAAACCAAAACTAAATTAAGGGAAGAAGCAGAGAAATTAAATTTCATGCCTAAAACATCAAAACTCCCTATATGATATATCAAGTGACACCGTTTGAAGTATTTCAAAAATATCTTTCGTTGAAACAACATTTCAACAAGCAGGAATATGATTACTTTAAATTTAATGGGAGAGTTCGTGCAAACGAATCCTCATTTGAAAAAAGAAATGACAAACATCATTTTGTACGTTTGTCGAAGATTTACAAAGAAGATGACCTCACAAAATTTCTTGTCTCTAATTTTGTTAAGACAAAGAATATGTGGGTCGGCAATGTAACTTCACCAGAAGGAAGAAGTAATTACATTGCATGGAAGGCCAGAATTCAGAGTCTTCCTTATGTATTTGAAAATGAAATTGATTCATTGTTTGAAGAAAACGAGAATTTCAATGTCATTTTTGATGTGGTGGATGGACAACATCCGCCTATGCTTCGTCATGTATTTGGCGAAGAAGTGTCGTTAGAAACCTTTATTATATTGGATTCTATATTACACTTTATTCCTGTCTTCAATGAGAAGATACAGGAAACGGTCATATGGCCGGAACTTTATAGTATGTGTATTAAGTATGCACCATTCTTGGTTGTGAATAAGCAGAAATACGTAGACATATTGAAGAAACAAGTAGAATTACATTATGCATAAAGTGGATAATCCGAAACACGTAGAATAGGAGAATAAGATGGCAAATTCTTTTGCATCCCTCAAGAAGTCCCGAAAAACCGATTTGGAAAAACTCCAATCGGAAGTGGACAAAATCAATAACCCCAAAACAAATTTTAGTCGAGATGATGACCGCTTCTGGAAAGCGGAACTCGATAAGTCTGGTAACGGATATGCCGTTATCCGATTCCTTCCTGCAACCAATGGAGAGGATATGCCGTATGTGCGTGTCTTCAATCATGGTTTTCAGGGCCCAGGTGGGTGGTACATCGAAAACTCTCTGACTACTCTTGGTCAGAAAGACCCATTGGGAGAATATAATACTGTCCTTTGGAACTCTGGTATCGAAGCGAACAAGGAAATCGCACGAAAACAGAAACGTAGGTTGACTTACTTCTCCAACGTTTATGTTGTAGAAGACAAGGCCAATCCTCAGAACGAAGGTAAGGTTTTCCTTTTCCGTTATGGAAAGAAAATCTTTGATAAGGTCAGTTCAATGGCCAATCCTGAGTTTGAGGATGAGTCACCAGTAGATGTATTTTCCTTTTGGGAAGGAGCGAACTTCAAGTTGAAGATTCGTAAGGTAGATGGTTTCTCAAATTACGATAAGTCGGAATTCGTAACTCCGGCACCACTCTTGGAAGATTCTGAGATGGAACGTGTTTGGGGAGAACAACACTCACTTGATGAGTTTGTCAATCAGAATAATTTCAAGACCTATGATGAGTTGAAAACTCGTTTGGAT